CTAACGCTATCGCGCAGCAAACTCGTAGAGGAAAGGGCAACTTCATCATCACTTCTGCTGATGTTGCTTCCGCACTCGCTATGTCTGGCACCCTCGACTATTCCTCAGGTCTAACTGGCGCTGGTGGTCCTTCCATCGGTGAAGTAGATGACACTGGTAACCTCCTAGTCGGCACCATGAACGGCAGAATCAAGGTCTACGTTGATCCTTATTCCGCTAACGTTTCTAACAACCACTACTATGTTGTTGGTTACAAGGGTTCTTCACCATATGACGCAGGTCTATTCTACTGCCCATATGTACCCCTCCAGATGCTCCGTTCAATCGATCCTGAAACCTTCCAACCTAAGATTGGCTTCAAGACTCGTTACGGTATGGTTGCTAACCCATTCGTTCTCAACGGCAGCACTCCTGATGCTGAGGCTCTTACTCACAATAAGAACCAGTATTACAGACGTGTTCGCGTTGCAAACCTCATGTGATCCGTATTCACATTTCAACACACAGAGGGACCGCAAGGTCCCTCTTTTTTTGTTAGTATAGTAAATAGTATTATGCTGATCGTAAAGTTATGCCAAGAGCTCGACTACAAAAGATTGACATCGAACCCAGAGTCCTTAAACTGAAAACGGAACTCTACGAAGGGAAGTATGACGGCGCTAGTGAGGAATGGCTCAATGGTGCCCATCACACGCTAAATTTGGTTCTAAACATTCTACAAGAATACAGTTCATGAATCAGTCATCACTAGTTTTGCTGCTGTGTCTATCACCTCTAGGGGTGGTTTTCGTTGTGATGAAACTTGCACTATGGTTGTCAGAGACATCTGCTTTCAATGCAGAGACAGAAAAACTAAAGAGAATGCAACACGGTCCTTATGAAGTATGGGATGAGGAAGAAGAAGATGACTGGTAAAGAATATCCATACGATAAAGACTACCAATTATTATACAAGAGGGTATCAAGAATGAAAGTTGAAACCATGATGGAAGAACCTTGCCCACTTTATGAACCAGGATGGGAAGACGTTACTAACTCTGCAGAGGACTGGGAAGACTTCTGGTATAACGAGGATAAATAATAAGTAGCTTGGGAAGTTGACATGTCTGCTGAATGGTATAAGGAGCAACCTAAAAATAGGAACTTCTTAAATCCAATTGGTTATCTCCTAAAACTGGAAAAGTTTGATGGAGTAGATTTCTTCTGTCAGACAGCAAATGTCCCCGACGTTAGCATGGGCACCGTGGAAATAGCAAGTCCTTTTAGAAACTTGCCAATTATTCCTGGTGGCGGTGTAACGTTCGGGGATTTTACTGTACGTTTTATTGTTGACGAAGATCTAAAAAACTATAATTCAATCCACAAATGGATTCGCGATAATGGTAATGCCGATCAAATGGCACGTACCACTGCGGAAGATGATATCTATACAAACGGACAATTGCATATTGTCACGTCACAATATAATCCAGCATTTATTGTAGAGTACAGAGACTTGTTTCCTGTCTCCTTGAGCAACTTGCAATTTGATGCTACAATAACAGATGTGGAATATATTACTGCAGAAGTGACATTCAAGCACCAGCAGTTTTTCCTTCGTGATAAATCATTACAACCTTTATGAATTTTGAATCTCTTCGTAATAAATTTGACAAACTGAGAGAAGACTGGGCAGAAGATTCTGCAGTTGACTTTCAATTCAAGAATAAACAGTATACCACAGATTTGGGACAACTCGCGTTAGACATCCCTTTTCAACATAATAAATACTTAAACCATTACACTGACATCTCGCAGATCAAAACTTCGCTGGAATTTGAGATCCGAAAAGTGGTAAGAGAAAAACGTGAGTATTATTCTGGAGAAGCAGACGCAAAAACTTACGCCGCCAAACCATTTGGATCAAGCATCAAGACTTCTGAGAAAATGAAAACCTACCTTGAGGCAGATGATGATATCATCAACCTTGAGGCGAAGATCAAATATCTGGACCAGATGTTGTACTGGTTAGATCAAGTCATGCGTCAAATTTCTAATAGAGGGTTTCAGGTCAAGAGTGCCATTGAGTGGGAGAAGTTTGTAAATGGACAATGATGACCACCCTGAGTATTAAGAAGAAGAACGAAGTCTACGTAACTATTCAGTCTCCAGAGCCACATGTCCATCATGAGCTCTCAGACTATTTTTCGTTTGAAGTTCCCGAAGCAAAGTTCCTGAAAAAGAATCCCAGATACAAATACTGGGATGGAACTATTCGTCTGTACTCTCCTGGTACAGGCGAACTTTATCATGGTCTATTGAAGCACCTACAAGTTTGGGCACACGAAAGACAATACAGTATTGAATATGAAAAGAATGATTGGTATGGGGATGTTGAAGAAACAAATGCTTTTGTTTCTCCTGCAGGTATCAAAACCTTTATGGACAAAATCACCCGAGAGGGAATTGCTCCACGGAACTATCAGTACCGTGCAGTCTACGAAGCTATAAAATATAATAGAAAACTATTACTTTCGCCTACGGGTTCTGGTAAGTCTCTGATGATCTATTCCCTCGTCAGATACTATACTGCTACCAACAAGAAGACGTTGATCATCGTTCCTACTACGTCCCTCGTAGAACAAATGGTCAATGACTTTAACGATTATGGGTGGAATGCGGACGATCATGTGCATAAGATATATTCGGGCAAGGATAAAAATACGGATAAACCAATTATTATTTCAACCTGGCAATCAATCTACAAATTCCCCAAGAGATACTTTGATGACATTGACTGTGTTATCGGTGATGAAGCACACCTATTTAAGTCGAAATCCCTAACAGGGATTATGACTAAACTCCACAATGCCAAGTACCGTTTTGGATTCACTGGCACCTTGGATGGAACCAAAACTCACAAGTGGGTACTGGAAGGTTTGTTTGGTGATTGTGAACAAGTAACTAAAACAGACCATCTAATCAAGGAGGGTTATCTTTCCAAGTTTAGGATCAAAGTCCTACTTTGTAAACATGCTCCACAGCATTTTGACACATATCATGATGAGATGGAGTATCTTGTGTCACACCGTGGAAGAAATAACCTTATCAAAAATTTGGTTGATGATCTAAACGGAAATACTTTAGTCCTATTCAATTATATAGAGAAGCACGGGGAACCACTTTACGAATTGATAAATAGCACTATAGACCCCGAGCGGAAATTATTTTTCGTTCACGGTGGTACTGATGTAGAAGACAGGGAAGCGGTTCGTCAGATTACTGAGACTGAGAACAATGCTGTAATCTTAGCGTCTTACGGCACGTTTTCAACTGGCATCAACATCAAACGATTACATAACATTATCTTTGCATCCCCAAGTAAGTCACGCATACGCAACCTCCAGTCTATCGGTCGTGTGCTCAGGAAAGGCGAAGGCAAAGACATAGCAACCTTGTACGATATCGCTGACGATATTGGCGGTCAGAATTATACACTTCGTCATTTGAATGAAAGAGTTACAATTTACAATGAAGAGAATTTCAAGTATGAGGTTATAAGAGTAAACCTTAGAGCTGGATAATATGGAAGAAGAATTTTATGCAACAGTAAAATTGATATCGGGGGAGGAAGTAATAGCAAAGGTTTGTTATCTTCCAGATGAAAACAAACTATTACTAGACCGCCCCCTGTCTGTTGAGAGTGCTAGAACACGTAAAGGTCAAATGGAAGTAACGGGATTTGCATTGAAAGAATGGATCTCTGCTACATTTGATGATATGTTTATTATCAACAAAGACCATGTTCTCACCATGACGGAAGCGTCAGGCGAGATTGTGGAATTCTATGAAAAAACCCTCAACCGTCTAGAGGGTGGAAAGTCTCTAGCAGGAAGAGGGAATAAGTTACCTAGAGGATCAGGTTATCTAGGATCAGTCAAGGAAGTCAAGAAGTCTTTAGAAGACATCTATAAGAGAAGCTAAAAGCTACAACCTCTCTTGAACCCTGACAGAGTTATCCTACTGAGGTTTTGACTATTTGTCAACCCCCCTTTACAATTGAGAATTGCAATGCTATACTTGATACAGATAATGGTAAAACAAACGTGGCATACACAGTAATGGCAAAAAGAAAGCAAACTGAATACTATGTAAACAACAAGGAATTCCTTGCTGCCATTACTGAGTATCGTAACAAAGTGCAACAAGCTAAGGAAGAAGATAAACCGCGACCACGAGTCACGAACTACCTAGGCAGTTGCTTTCTGAAGATCGCAACACACCTTTCTTACAAACCGAACTTTGTAAATTACATGTTCCGAGAGGACATGATTTGTGACGGTATTGAAAACTGTCTACAATATATTGATAACTTCGATCCAGAAAAATCGAAAAACCCGTTTGCATATTTTACCCAAATTATCTACTACGCTTTCCTCCGCCGCATCCAGAAAGAAAAGAAGCAACTAGAAATTAAACAAAGAGTTCTTGAAAAATCTGGTCATGATGAAGTGATGCACACTGACACATACGATGGTAGTATGTCTGGTATGAATGCATCATATTCTGATATGGGAAGTATCAAAGAAAATATTGAAACGAGAATGAACAGATAATGAGTGGAGATCATGAAACGTATGTATGGTACACAACACCCTATGGAGACTTCCGTGTCGAACAAAGGCGCTTTGGAACGTGGACTAGCTTTGACAAAGATGGCAAGGCGCTCATCACAGGCGGTACGAGGGATAGTGTCCTTCACGGAACGTCGTTCCACTTGGAAGGTATCGCTACTAACTGGGCAAACTGCACAACATCAAAACAGTTCGACGGAACAGTAGGAGGAAAACTTTGAGTGAAGCAAATCTAACTATTGAACCATTGTTCTCAACACCAATGGCAAGATTTGAAGTTCCTGATTTTGATCAAGACGTATTGGATATTGATTCCATTGATCTAGAAAATGATGATCAATGGTTTCAAAATCCAAAACAAGAGAATGTTTATAATCATACTTCACATTCTATCTTATTGGAACCAGAGTTCAAACCATACAGAGACATGTGTGAGTCTGCTTTGGAAAATTATCTCTACATGATTTTATCAGTAGCAGATGATATCAAAATCAAACACGCATCTTCCTGGTTGACTATTGGTTTGGATGGATGTTCTACACAAGAACACCTTCATACTAATTCTGTATACAGTGGAATTTTGTATTTGAAATCATATCCAGACTCAGGAAATCTATTCTTTGTGCAAGGTGATTACCCTAACTGGTCTTCTACTACAATTAGACCAAGACTAAAGTCACACAATATTTTCAATGGTTCTTCTTATGAAGTTTGTCCAAATATTGGTGATGTTTTTGTCTTTCCTAGTCACCTACGGCATGGAGTAACAAAGAATATGTCTGGCACTTCTAGATGTGCATTGGCATTCAATTATACTCTGGAGGGATTGATTTCTGATACACATACTAACTACTTAGAGTTATGAAACAAACTGAAAATTATGAACAACTGATTGAGCGTTTCAATAAACGTACTGCTCAACTAACTGAGAGAGCAGAACAACTCAAAGAAGCGCATGATGAATATCATCGCATTCAGAAAGACCTGGAGAGGTTGCAAGGTTCTCTACAAGCGGTAGAATACCTAGCATATGGCAAACTCCCTGGCGACGGTAACCATGACGGTATGAAGGATCACAAACCCAAATGAAAATTGCACTGATTACAGACCAGCATTTAGATGGACGCAAAGGTTCTTTGGCGTTCTGGAATTACTTTCAAAAATTCTACGATGAAATCTTTTTCCCAACTCTTGAAAAGGAGGGTGTCAGGGTCGTCTTTGATTTGGGCGACACATTTGATAATCGAAAGTCTATGGACTTTAATACTTTTCACCGTGTGCGTGAAAATTATTTCGAGCGACTAAAACCTTATGAAGTTCACATGCTGTTGGGTAATCACTGCACGTATTACAAGAACACTAATAGGATCAACTCTCCTGAACTTCTGCTAGAGAACTACGAGAACATTACGATCTATTCTGAACCGAAAGAAATCTTGATGGGCAAGAAAGTATTTCTTATGCTTCCCTGGATTTGCAGGGAGAATCAGGAACGAGTAGCGGAACTGTTGGAAAATAGTGAAGCAGATGTTTGTTGTGGTCATTTAGAACTCACAGGGTTTGAAGTAACACCAGGCATGAAAATGGATCATGGAATGGATCCCAAACTATTTCATAGATTCAATCGTGTGTGGTCTGGTCACTTTCACCACAAATCTAAAAAAGGTAATATTCAATACCTGGGCAACCCTTATCAGATGTTTTGGAATGATTATAAAGACCGTCGCGGATTCCATATCTACGATACTGAAAGTGAT